TCGGCGTATTCTCCATCGATATCTCCTTCTAATTCTTTACTAATAGCATCTTGAGCTTTCATTTTAAGCTCAGCATACTGCTGCAAGAAGTATTGGTATACATCTGCTACAATACCATCATATACATAATCTTGATCGTTATTGAATACAAGATCTAAGAATGGTCTACGGAAGTTACCGTTAATCACATGCTCCTCGATACAGTATCTGATAACGGAGATATCAAAGTTATCTTGGTTGAAGTATTGCATCATACCAATCGGTTCAATATTAATATCTTTCGCAATGGATAATACGACGTTGATATTTGCTAATAATGTAGCAAATACTTCATCATCCACTTTTTGTTTCATAGCCAATGTGGATACATCTTTGGCTTTCTCGTTATGAGCGAGCTCATCTAGGATAACTTCTAAGTTACCCAATGTTACTCGTGCTAAATACTTAGCAACGTTTTTAGTATAATTTACAGTGAAGAATTCATAGAGCGCTTCACATACATTTTGAGTTCCTTGATGATCCAATGCATCAATAACATCAGGATCAATATCTAAATGGAACTGGTCTTCAATTTTACGAATGATAGCGAGATAGAAATCGTTCGCTTCATTTCGAAGTTGTTTTACATAGTCTTCATCTTCACCGTTATTGATGGCTAACAAGTCAGCTTCATCACTGAAGTTTTCTACGAAGTTAGTTCTCATTTCAAATGGTTCTCTAATTTGAGTAGAGATGAATTCGTCAAGAAGTTCTTGCGATAAATCTTTAAGAGGTGATACTTCGATGACATTGTCACCTAACACCTCGAAGTCGTTGTCATTTGTGAGTATCATAATACACTCCTTATGTATAAATTTCGAATAAGTATATACTTCTCTGTACTACGGAGTTTATTTTTTTACAAAATAGATGGTATACCGAAGTATACCATCTATTATTAGTCACTATTCAAGATATCGCACACATCAAATGCGCCACTATAGTCATCATATCCAGCATCTTCATATGGTGCATGGAGTTTCTCTTGATATTCATCATTGATAACACCGACTCGTAATCCTGAAGATGTGTTAATATATTGCTCCCTAGCACTTTGATAGTATGCTGGAGGAGGATTAAGGTCTACTTTCTGTTGTGGGACATCATCAATCTGTAATCCACCATATGATTGGTAGATGGATTGACCTTGTGGATTAGGGAAGTATTGTTTCAACTCATCCGGCAATGCATTATATGCATCATCATATGTTTCTACTTTCTTAACTTTATCCCCAATCGGTTTTCGTGGGTCATATTTAGTGATACCATAGCGAGTAAGTTTACTACCATGGTAATATACGAATAACGCAATTAAGTATGCCATAACAACGTCATCATGTTCACCAGGAGCCGCTTCAATCTTACCACTTGCTTTTTGAATCAAGTTATTTAAATCATCAATCAGCTCACGGCAAATGAAATCGGACTTACGTTCAGCAACGTGTCGTAATAAGATTTGCATCATCATTGGTCGAGTAGTTGCTGTTGTAGCTACACCATAGAAACGACGGTTATTAGGGTCATTCATAACCATACCATGTTTATCTAAGCGAGATTCCACATCAGGAACCATAGCTTTATCGATATCATAATATAAGTTAGCTGCAATAGAACTTCGTTTAAGAATCGCAATAATAGCAGAACCTAAATGGTTAGACTCGATGGCTACTAATGCTTTCGGTATATATCGGTTAACGACTTGAATGATATTCTGTGCAGTTTCCACAGCATCCGCTAATGGAGTTTTCATACATGCAACCGGATGTAATGTATATGGATCAATAACCATCAATACGGTATTATCGTTGTTTACCCCTGTTGCGCAGTCGACACCTAGGATATATGGAACAGATTTATCTAATCTCTCATATACATAGAGAGTAAAGATTTTATTAACCATGATTTCATCAATTGGCTCTTTACGGAACCCATTGATGGTATCTAAGTCATCTGGATCAAATGGGGATTGTGATGTACCACGAATACGTTGTAGTAACACTTCCCGTTTAATCTTGATTTTATCCCAGTTAGATACAGCACAGACTTTTTGATACCATTCCTCGTCCATACCGATTTGCTTATAGTTGAATTCGATATAAACGATACCATTTCTGGAATTGGCTTTCAAGAAGCCTTGGATATCTTCTTCTGTCATATCATATAAACGTTCTGTGAATACAGCGGCTTGTTCCCGAGTACTCATAGAATCTTTTACTGGTTGAGAATCGATATTCCCTGGTGTTGTAATAAAGATACGACCAAACATCGCACCATTCTTCTTAGCATTTTCGGCAGCACGTACATATGCTGGACCTGCCGCCATGATGATAGTACCGATGTATTTCGTAAACTCAACTTCGTCATAGAACTGAATTGGTGCGGAGTTACCACGACCGATGCCATCTGCTTTTTCTTCTGTTGCCGCTGACGGTTTAGAGTCGATACGGTTACCATTAACAGGGTTTGTCATGGTTCGAACGTTATCGAGACCTTTGACTTGTTTAAAGTCACCGCTTTCATCTAATTCAATACCATATCGATGTTGCATATAGATAGGTAACACATCTTTCTGCTCTTTCATCTTTCTCAAGTTATCATCAGAGTCTTTCTGGGATTTATTGGAGAAGTTGAATACAGAGTTTGATGTACCAAAGATGTAAGCCCAGTTTAAGCAGGCTAACATAGAGTGTGTTTTAAAGCACTGACGTGGGATTACTAGATATAAGTCGATGTTTCTAAAGAAACACCAGCAAGCCGCTAAGTTACCACGATGTAATCTGAATTTAGAACCCGCACCTGGTCCTGTACCACCACCTTGTTCTGGGATACGGACACATTCTCGAATGAAGTACCATGGGTTAATGATACATTCATTGATGATGGCTTGCACTTGTTCTTTTGTTAGATTGGGACTGAATGGGTCAACGTCAGCTAAGTCGGGATTATATAATGCTAAAAAGAAAGCATTATTCTTAATCCCTAATGATTTTAAATCCATTGCTGTCTGAATAAATGATAAGTTCGATGTGGATATATGATAGAAGAAAGGAATTCCTCTTGCATCAATCCCATAGAACTTAGACATATCATAACCCATAGCGGGTTTGGCTCCAGGTGGTATAAATGTTTCTTCCATAGAACCTCCTATAATAAGAATAAATAAGTCATTAGGAGCGAACCCCTAATGACTTATACTATTAGCCTTCATACCCAACTGGATATTTTACATACAAACCATATTTCTTAGGAGCAATCTTAGCTTCTAAGATAATTTGACGTAATTCTTCGAGTTCGGATTTTTGTTTTTGTAGCATAGATTTAGATACACGAACACGTTTTCCTAACTCTGGATCTTCTAGTAAAGATAAAGAGTAGTTTACGATACTAAGGAATCTATATACGCGTTCAATTAAGAAGATTTTATCATCGCTAGTTTCCATATCGGAAATTTCAATACGAATGATATCAATTTCTTTATTGTCGACTTTCTTAACAAAGCCGTGTTTATCAATGAAGTCTTGGATAATCTTAGTGGCCTCATAGATAGCTTGTACTTGTTCTACAATATGAGCTTCGGCGATCTTTTCTTGCATTTCTTGCATCTTAGGATTGGAAGCTTCTAATGCAGGAACTTTACCGTTCACATTAGTGAATTTTATAAAGATTTTCTTCATCACAGCCTTCACATAGTTAGATGTGAGACCATCAACGTATTTTTTAACGTTAAAACGAAGGGTACGTGTACTATACTTCATATCATTGATAGATTCAAAAATCATGAGCAGTACATAATTCAATGTATGTTCAAATTCAGTAACATTTCTATCAATCGTTTCTAACATACCGAAGTTGGTCAGGATCTTATTGAATGCTAAACGATAGCGTTGTTCGGATTCTTCTGTAGCACGAAGCATGGAATCAACAGGAAGATCTTGTGTGTAGTTAACATATCCAGCGGCAGTCAAGAATGGAATGATATACAAATCACGACAGATAGCACTACGAGCCACAGCATTACTTCTATAATCAAGAGAGGTAAGTGCTTGTCGTACAATCATAGTTACTTTTTCTGGTAATTCGTAGTTGAACACCACTTGTTCAATACGATATAACAAGAGTGTTGCGATTTCTTTTGCGTTGAACTGTTTACTGGAGTTATATAATAGATTGGAGTCGATTTCGACATACCAATCATCTGTATTTTGCCAGATATCAATAATATCATCTGTGGAATTACTTAATACTTTAACAGAGATATCTT